CTCATCTCCTACAATATAATTTGTGCCAGGGGCAGTAATAGACGCAGCTTCAGCTCCAAGTCCTACAACGTAAGTAAAGCTGCCGCCAATTCCAGTAGCTACAACTGACGGCAAATTTACATATCCAGTGCCGCGATCAGGAATACGAAACCGAACAATAGTCTGATCCCATTGACTTACAGCTTCTCGATTGCCATCAATGATAATATTTTCAAGCCGCACTAAATCTTGGTCACGATATCTCGCAGGAACTGCTTCCCACGTAGCCGTATTAGCATTTTGAAAAAACGTGCAACGAAAATCACCGTAAGTAGTGAGATTATCTACTGTCTTAAATTCAGCGTAACCACCTTCACAGGCATACCAAACTCCAGGCATAGGAAGTGCATTAAGCATCCTATAAGTTCCAGGACGAAATACAAGTCTGCGAGGTATGCCATCCAAAAGAAAGAGTGCGGAAAGTGCGGCAGCTGCTGCATTGAACTGAGTAGTAAGATTTACTCCAAGATTTGGCACAAGTCCAAAATTATCTGCATGCACAGATTCTGCAAGAATATTTTGCAGCGAAGCCAGCGTAGACGCAACTGGATAGTCGGTCGGCTTGTAATTTACATCACTGGCAAGAATTGGCAGATTGATCGGCGGCCCAGGAACTTGATCAGGAGTCCAAAAATTTGCGGTCATTTAGCTACCCTCAGCAACAGTGTTGGAAATAGTCAGCAAAGCAACTTGCTCTGCCACGAGTTGATTTTGTTGTGCAGATTCTTCTTGCAGTCCAATAGACTTCATTATTGCACGCGCTGCCTCATGAATGATTGCGTAGGGAGAAGTATTTGCAATCCAGGAATTGTATCCACTAGCTGTTACATTAGGGTATAAGTAACATCCAAGAACTGCATACCGAAACTTAGTGGAGGATCGAATTTGAAGCGTATTGCCTGACAGATAAAGCACATCTGACTTCTCAAGATTATAGTCATCAAGAGCAAAATCTGGAGTAAGAACTTTGAATTTCTTACCTAAATTTTGAGAAGTTACATCTGCTTTTCTGAGATATTTAATTGCACGAAAAAGAGGGATCAAAGTCCCAAAATCTAGCACTTGAAGAAACAGTTCATCTCCAAAATCAATGCCAGTTTCAAAAAGATCTCGATCCCAGTAGGAGATCTGATGCATCTTAAGAGTAGCCGAACGCACTGCAGCTGCAGTTTCATTCACCAAATCAGGACGATTGGTTTGTGTGTATACTTCTGCAATGAGTTCGGCGTAAGTCATAAAATTCTCTAAATTACGAAGTCTTACCAGGAACAATCAAACGAGCAGTCGGAGCTGCAGGAGCGGCATTAGAATCAGCAGATGCAGGGGCAATGCTGGTCGTATTTGCAATTCCTTGAAGCGTAGGCTTAGCGTCAGTTTCGCCCATATTGCGAACAGCAGCTTCCTGCTCAGCCAGCAATTCTGCGCGAATCTTATTTTTGATTTCAGCCAGCGGATCAGCTTCAGTATCTACTGCAAGCTTATCTGTATCGCGGAAAATGTGCGGATGGCCACACTTGATTTCGCATTCCAGCTGATCAATTTCCTCTGCAATTTCAGTAAGAAATTCACCAGCAATAAATGCAGCTTCTTTACCGTTCTTAAAAATGTAGCGAATAGCAGGAAGGGTAGACTTAAAAACTTGTTTGATGCTCATGATTGATTCCTTTTAGGCAGTGAGATGTTTAACAGACCACATTACAACCTCTTCAAGTTTAGTCTTTGCGATCGACAACTCTCGACTATTACCTAAAGACGAAAGATAATTATGAAACTCAAGACCAGTATCTTTCAATTTTTGCATTGCAACTTTTTCTTCTTCAGTAAGCACTCTGTATGCGTGACGCATTACATTGTTAACAGTGCGTTCATCTGAAGTAGAGTGAACAGCAGGGGAATTAAACATTATAAAATCCTTTTGTGTGAGTGAGAGTGTGTAGGAAAAAAGGGAAGAGTTCTTATGAGATCTTCCCAAATCACCCCACAGATTTTAGCCTGCGGCCGCAGCAGTCAGGTTATAGATGATGCTGTTGGCAGGAGGGTTCTTCACGACGCAAGTCATTTCAGTCGTGAGAGTGCCACCAACTGCATCAATACCGTTATCATCGCCATCACCAGGCTCAGAATTAAACTCTTTGTTCTGAGTCTTGCGATCGCCAAGATAAGCAACACGGAACGTGCTCATATCAACAGCAACTGCCATCTTGCTCCAAGAAGTATTGGAGTTAAACAGCGGATGCTCGATAAGACGGAAAGTGCCACGAGCAGTTTTAAACGTGCTAAACTGCAGGCCCCAATCAGTCTGTCCATCAACAAGGAAATACGTGCCATTCAAACGACCGATGTTATTGATAACACGTTTAGCTGTGCCACCAACAAACAGAATGCGCTCGTTAGCAACCTTAGGATCCGTCGACTGATTAAACACAGGATCCAGGAAGCCTTCAAACTGCGTATAATTGGTAGTAGCGCCTGCAGTGTTTACGTTAGGAGCAACGTAATAACTGGGGTAATAGGCAAGATTACCAACAATGTTGATAAGGCCGTCCATTGTGCGGAACGGCTGACCATTACGCGAACCTTGAGATTTCTGGCCAAAGAACAGTGCCTTCTCAATATCAGCGGCGTGGAAAGCTGCACAATCCTGCTTGGATTCAGCAACGTTAGTTTCGCCAGCAATCATCATCGTCTGACGAACCGTATCAGAAATCGCCCAAGTGTTACGGAAGATCTGAGTAAGATTCGTAATACGAACAGGATTGATGATAAGAGCATTCGGACGCAGCGAAGATTCTTCGAACGCATTACCTACCTGCCAAGCGCTAACCCCAGAAAGAGCAGCAGTTGCAGGCGTAGTGCCCACAGCACGAGTAACGTTAACAACAGTGCCAGAAGTAACACTGTTGATAATAACGTTCTCAAACGTGCTATCAATACGCATGATCATGCCCGGCAGAAGATTAGCCGTGCTAGTGACCGGAATATTGGTATCAGCTGCCGTAATATTGGCAGAAAGAGTGAACTGCGGAAAGAGCATGGTTTTAGTGAAAAATCCATGTTCAACCTGCACCGCATTTTCAGACATGAGCATTGAAGTCAGGCCGAAAAGAGGAGCAGAACCATTGGGCATCAGACGAGTAATGAGTCCTGCGAAGGACTTCATCGCAAGATCAGTCGTCAGAGCATTGGTGTTAAAAATACCAGTAGACATATTGTTTCTCCGAAAATCAGATTAAAAAGATTAGATGCTGCCCGAACCAAGATTGGTCAGAGTGAACGCACCAAAAAATGCAAGAGACACGGTGCCGCTAGCAGTTGCATTGGCCGAAAGCGTAACAGTGCCAGCAGTGCTATTCACAGCAATTACCGTAGTGCTTGCAGGAATGCCAGTGCCAGTAACATTCATGCCAACAGACAGCTGCTGCAAAACAGTCTGCGAAATACCCGTAACTACTGCACTTCCGTTAGTAGTAATTCCTGGAGTAATCTGACCAGGAGTTCCGTTAACGCAAGTAACAAGGAAGTCACGATACGTGCCAGTGGCAAGAGTGGCAGTTCCAGAAATCGTAACACCAGTCCCACCAGCAACCGTAATAGTGCCCGCAGTAGTATTAAGATAACGCAAACGCCAAGCGGCGCCAGGTTGCACACCAAGTCCAGCATTAGCACCACCGCCAAGATACGCGCCCTGACCAAGCATGGCTAGAATCAGATTGGAAGCAGTATCGGTAGTATCAGTTACGCCACCGGTGCCAGTGCGAGAAAGCAGATTGGTAATAAGAGATGCTGCAGGAATAGTTCCAGCTCCGGCAGCATTATATACACCAACAGCTTCTGCAGTCAGCAACAAATCACCAGCAGAAAGAACACGAGGTAGCGGAGATTCCGCTTGACCCACAGCACGAAAAACAGTCATGACAAACTCCTAAAAGTAATTAAGAAAGAAAAGCGCTCCAATCCTGCTCCTGCTTCTTAGGTTTGCCATTGGCATCCTTAGTAAGATCAGGCTTGGGAGCAACCTCACCAAACACAGTAACCATATAATCTTTTGCCATTTTGTTAAGTTCCGCAGCAGTTGCATTAGGATACTTAACAGCCAGCTGAGATTGCAGGCCTTGAATCAGGGGTTGAACAGCAGGATTTGCAAAGATGGGATTTTCGCCGCGAAGAGATTCATTTGCAGTATGCTTGCGAATCGTATCAGGCAGGCTGGAAGTAAATTCTTCCGACTGTTTCTTTAGCGCGGCTTCCATGATCTTGGTAGTTGAACCAATAGTCTGCGCCATGACAGTTTGTGCAACTTTATTTAGTGAATCTACGTATGCTTTAGCAGCACCTTCACCGCCTGTAGTAATTGCGGCAAGATTTTCCGGAGTAATAGCTTTGGAAAAATCCACCTTACTTACAGCTTCCATCATTTTTGTTGGATCCATCTGCAAAAATTTAGAAGTTTCGCTCTGCTTAGGAGCAGCAGTATCCCAAAGCCCGCTAAATTGATCGAGCGGGGAAGTTTCCTGTTTATTAGCGTTATTATCAACAGCAGGAGCTGCATTATTTGCAGGAATCAACCCATTTGCGGCAGTTCCTGGAGTAGGAGGTGCAGAAGGATTTGGAGCCGTAACAGGCGCGGGAGTGCCAGGAGGAGTTGCAGCAGCAGGAGTGGCAGGAGCAGATTTAAACATTGAGAACAGATCCATGATTTATTCCTCAGGAGTTATGCATCGGGGAGTTGGCCAGAAATTGTAGCAGCTTCTGCAGTGGCCGAAAGCTCCAGAAGGTATTGCAACACACCGATTTGTCCAATCAGTGTAGCTTCAATTTGAATAGAATTCATTGGGTCTTTTGTATCATATTTTAATTGTAATTTATCGTGCGCGTATGCAGATATGAGATTCTGAACATGTTGTTTTTGGGGCCCAGTAAGAATTGCAGCTTGCAATGCTTCTGGAGCAGAAAGATTATAAGAAATAAATGCAGAGCTAGTATTTATAGTTGCCATGGGGGAATTTCCTTATTGACGTGAAACATCTGTGCGATTATTGGTGATGTTATTTGTGATGTTATTGACTTTCGGAGCTTGTCCAGTATTTGCTGTAGATGCTCCTGTTTGCGCTGGATTATAACCATACGCCTGAGGCACTGGCTGTGGAGGAATTTGAGTTCCTGATTTTGCGGCCTCAATTGCAACTTGTTGCCACTGTGCAACTGCTTGTTCATAGGCGACTTGTTCAGACGGTTTCTCGAAGGCGGAAATTTCTGCATTTTGAGTTTTCATCAAATAAGAGAATGCTGGGCCAATGTTATATCCAGCCGCAATCTGCGGTGAGGATCCCAATACTTGCAACGCAACTTGGAAAGATTCTGCATTGATAAGTCTGTCAGAAGGCGTCAGTCCGTCAGAAACTTTAAATTCTACGACAGATTTACGAAGCGCTACTGGATCAACATTAATCTCAGTTTCAGACTTGCGGTCATAAATTGATACTCCGCCCTGATACTGCATAATGTTAATTTTCAGCATATACTTCATAGGCATGAACACTTGATCTTCTAAAAGAATCGAAGTCATCTGATCACGCCCATTAGCATGAGCCATCACATCACTGTATTCATGCAAAGTTTTATTGCCCTTAACAAACTGACCTTGACGTGCAGGATTCTGGCCAGCAATGTTATTTGCCATTCCTTGCAGCTGTCCAATTTGCTGCATCATGATTCCAGACTGATCATCACGAAAAGGAATAGGAAAATATGCTTCGCTCAACGGCTTACCAAATGCGCTAGGACGAACAGGAATTTTTGCTGACGGATTTGTTGAATTGATTGCTGCTTCTGTTACGCGCGAAGGATCATAAAGACCACGATCACTAATGGCGCGACGTCGAGCAGCAATAACAGAATTCATCAAAGCGCTAGAAACACTTTGCATAGGAGACACATTCTGCAACAAAGATTTAGTCTGATACGCAAGACCATCTTCTAATGGCTGGCCCATAAGAACTGGAATCCAGTTATGAGCATTAGTTTGACGCTCTGCGTAAATTACAGTTTGACCATTTACAATCAAAAACTTCCAAATTTGCGGAGTGTTTGGAGACGGAACACGAATACCAAAATCAGAAGGCAAAATCTTACCGTAAAGTGTGGTAAGCTGATACATGTTCTTATATTGAATTTTTCGCGCATCAGAGCCTTGAGCAACAATGCCGGCCCAATCAAACCAGTTAGTAGTGGCTACGGAAGAATTGCTATCAATGATTGCTTTAGGATTGATAGGAGGAATGTAAAAATTGCCAGGAGTATTATAGTTACTGCCGTAGCCAACATCTACAGTGCCAGACTCAAAAGCAGTCACGATATTATCCATGATAGCTTCCGGCAGTGCCGCGATACGCTGCTTAAGTTCTATGCGTGAAACCATTTCATGATAGCCAAAGAATTCTCCTTTAGAGTGCATCTCAGTAGGAGCTACTCGAGTATCAAAGAAGCAATTATATAGAGAAAGATGCTTTAGTGCATTACCTTCCCAGATAATCTCTTTAGGTTTACCTTCTTTTCCACTAAATGCTACATCAGTTTCGATTGCGGCAGTAACTTCGCGACACCATGAAGTTTCAATAGCACTTAGATTATATTTAAATCCATCACGGAAAAACATCTGCAAGTGACGTTTCCAGCCACCCCGAACAGATTGATTAGCAATAACAGCTGCCAATTGTTTTGCTTCGTCAATATATTTAGGCGAAGATACTACATCAAAAATTGGATCTCCGGAAAGAAACACGGAAGTTTGATAAGTTACAGCAGCTTCTACTGCAGGAAGAATCACTGGAACTGTGACATTTTGATAGCGATCTGCATCGCCATAAGAGTTAGCAATCTTTGCGCGCTGATTTGCAACCGTTATGTCCAATTCACGCATATAAGCAAGATCTGCTGCGCGCAATTGTTCCCGCAAATTCCACTGATTATTTACCAGCGAGCAACACGAGCGGTTAAAAGCAACAACTGCTTTCTGAGATTTATCAGACAGGCGAATAGGAGTATTTGTAGCCATGAGTTATAATTCCAAGTTAGAATGCAGAATTGTGTTCAATTACTTTTGCGCCTTGCCATTCTTGCGATTCGATAATGCTAGAAGATCCGATATAATCTCCATACATTTCCAATACTTTAGGAGCATATGCAAGAAGATCCAAGACTCCATCGACATTATCTTTTTTAAGCGGATTAAACTGAGTGATCTGAAGATTTACTGCAGGAGCTACTTCTGTATTATAAAGAATCTCGCCTTTTGTCAGAGATTTAAACATGTTAATAATACGAGTAACTTTAGAATACGAACCAGAATACACCTCTACAGCTTGAATTCCTTGAATGCCTTGCTGCTGACAAATGAACTGGAACCAATACAAAAGTGAGTATTGGAATGCATTAGATTCTACGGCTATCAGTGAGCATCGTTTCTCCAGCGCTATCTTAAGCGCTTCACGGATAGTTTCGCCTGGGGAAAATCTACCTTCTTTTAGCTTTAGCAAGCATGGCTTTAGGTCATGAACTTCAAAGTATCCAATACTTACTGCATCTGAGTTGGCTTTATCATTAGACGGATCAATAATGATAAAATTACCTGCAGGAATATCGTCTTTTTGGAATGGATAAGCAGGAATTTTTGAGATATCAATTAAATTATTTGCAGATGCATTTTCATCATTTAATACTTCAGAATAAAAAATCTCTGGATGTCCTGCAAGTAGATCATTTTGGAATTCATTGAGCAATTGTTTAATTGGCTGCAGCTCTTCCCAAAGAGATTCACCATTCTCTAGGATACCGCCTGCAATGAATTTAACCCAGTTTGGATTCGATTTAAGTTTCCGAAGAATTGAATGCTTCGTAGGATACATATTAGCAATGAAGATAAACAAGCAACCATGCGGAGACTTGGCTTTCATTGCAGTGCCGAACATCCACGTTTCTAATTGCTCAGACACAGTTTGAGATTCTGCATCCGCTTTAGATTGAATGTCATCGAATACCATTACATCTGGACGTTCATTATTCAAGGTGATGCCGCGAATACCAGATCCAGCACCTGCGCCCATGAGAATAATATTACGACCTCTGAATCCAAATACTTTGAGGTCTTGCCTATCAATGCTGGCGCCTACGCTCCAATCACCAAAAGCTGCTTTAATGTTTGGTTCATTGAGCATACTGACAATATCGGCAATGATATTATTAGCTTTAGTCTGATTCTCACACAAAATAAGGATAAATTTGCGAGAAGTGAACAGAATTACGTATAGAATGAATATTTTCATCAGCATTGTTTTGCCAAATCCACGAGGCAAACCAAGTGCTAACTGAGAAAAATCTCTGGTCAGGTGAATATAAGAAAGCAACCAACGCCATACAGATTGAAATACAGGAGGAAAACAGTATTGAAATACTTCAGGCATAGCAAGACCCGCAAGAAAATCTAATTCATTGCGGGCTGCTAATTGAATCTCTTCAGATGAAATTGCAAACTGAGAAGGAGAATCTTTTTCTGCAGTAATAGGTGTAGAATCAGCACGGAACTGCTGAACCTGTGGCGGTTCCATTCCAAGAGATTCTTCTATTGATTGAGCAGAGCGCATAAATCTTCTTACTTTACCTGAATTCTAGAGCCAGTAGATACTCGCGATACTTGCGTATCCAAACGAGCACGCATTGCTTGCAGCAAAGATGCAGCAGCTGCTTTATTTTGGGCCAGCAGATAGTTCTTTTGGGCTTGCAAATCTGCCTTAATTGCCTCGCTCAATTGCATGTTCATTACTCTTAGATCCTTCTAATTGTTTTAACAGATTCTGTGAGCCGATTGTTACTAGACTTTGTTCGCCAGCTTTTACAACTTGATTGTTAATATTGACTTGAATATATTGCTTTGCAAGCGTAGATGGAAGTGTGATATTAACAATATTTTGAGACTGAAGAACTGCAGGACTAGAAGATGCGCCACGACGTTTAGCTGCATTTATAATTTGCAGTGCTTTCAATACTTGCATTGGCTGCATAATTAGACATAGATCAGCTTCTAATTTTTGCAATAATTTATTTTCAATTTTATCGTATGCATCATCAGTCACAGAATGACGTTTCAGGCGCTCATATCTCAGGCGCGCAACTTCTGCGCTAAATACATCTGATGAAAGCATCTGTGAGATTCGTGATTCAGAAACTCCTAAAGCTGCTGCAACAGCTACTGCTGGCGTATCAATACCCAGGAGTTCCAGTGCACGTTGTTCTTGCGGCGAGAAGCTCGCATTCGAGGCTGGCAGATTCATGGTGGTGGCGGCAGTGTTCATAGAGATATAATATAGAATATTGCACGCTCAGACATATCTGGGGTAAATATTAGGAATGGAATGTAAGGGAAAGTGAAAAAAGTTTAGGAAAATTTTTGTGTGGTCATAGGAGATATAGCGACGCATAATCAAAAAAGGCTCCTGCCCCCTCGCATTGAATGAGAATTAGAATCATTTGCATTTAGATTGTGAGGCTGAGGTGAATATGATTCATGAATCGGATTCATTGGATGAGAGATAGATACCTGATAGTATGGTTAGGTGGCACTGAGGCGATTACTAGTGCAGAGTAGTAGTTACTAGTGAAAGATCATGCGTTATTTTTCGATACAACGGCATAGACAATCGACTAAAATATCTGTGCGGGACGAGTCTGGATGTATTAAGCTGTTTTCCCTAAGCTGTAATTGATTCACGAACCTAACCTAATGGAGTGACACCTCATGAGCGATCTTACCAACAACCACACCTTTTTGCCTTTTGATTCCAAAACCAGCGCTGCACTCGCTGGTCAGCGGCTTATTAAGATTCTGTATAAGACGCCTAGCAAGGGCGATGCGCCTAAAAAGCAGAGTATGTGTGTCAGCGTTCCTAAGCTGGATGCTGCATTGAATGATGCACAGCTTGCACGGCTTGTGCCGCATATTGAAGCAATGCTTGAAGCCGCACAAGATGGCATTGCGCGCGATGTGTGGGAATCTAAGGCAATGGCAGTGACTACGGAACAATTAAGCATCGATGCTTGCATTGACTGGCTGGATTCTGAATCTCAAGGCGATAGGCTCACAAGTGAGAAGGTAAAGGCATGGTTCGCAGAATCCATTGCTGATACCTTGGCAGTGGCATTTATTGACAAACTTGGATTCGGAGATTCTCCAGATGAATCACAGCTTAAAAAAGTAGGGCAAGCTGTCAATGTGTATTGTGATAAGTTTGCATCAATGGCTGGCGGTAAGACTAGTTTCGCTCCAGACGTTGCCACTAAATTGCTGGATGTATTGGAATTGATCCCAGATCAAGACGTGGGAACCATTGGTGCAAGATTCAAGGTGAGGCTTGCTAAAATGAAAACAGCCGCAGATGATATGCTGCTCGCATTGTGATGCAATGATGCAATGATGCAATGATGCACACCCCTAGAATCTAGGTTACTGCACACTTAGTCTTTGGATTAGGTGTGCATTTGCATAGAATCTGCTATTAGGAATAATTTGCCCCACATACATCAATGCCTCAGTCATACAATCACTCACATACATCAAATTATCAATACATCATTGGGGCATCTGGCACACCTCACCTCACCTCAATGGTGCTATAACTCCTGATGTATGTATCTGGTATGTATCTGGTATGTAGTGTATAGGACTTATATGGTAGGGTATTATTTATTATTTATTTTTTAAAAGGATCAATATATACCCATAGATATAAGATACAATAACACTCTAACAGATACACTTCCCTGCGGTCGTGCATAAGGGTAAGGAGTCAGGCCATTGATGCATTGATAATTTGAGTAATGTGAGGCATTGAGTTATTGAGGCATTGAGTTATTGATGTATCCGGGGTAAATTGTTGTAATTGTTTTTAACAATGGAGAATCACAGATGAATCTTATTTGCATAGATATTTTTGACTACTGGTATCAATGGTCTGTTTGGCTGGCTGAATCGGAAGATTCAGAATTAAGCTATCAATTCATTGCGCGTGAGACACATGAAGGTATTAAATATATTTGCAGACAATATCTGTGTGTTAATGGTATGATGCACGATCAAATGCTGTAATATTAATTTTCACATCTATCCACACCCTATTGACAAGCTATTGAGTGTATGATACTCTTGGGCTTCACCTAAAAATCAGGACTGGAGTTTATAGATTGATTGCGCATCACATAAGCATACAATCTATATGCGGCAATCCTGCCGACAACGAGAAACAAAATGCAAGACTTAAACAAAGTAGCCTCATGTGAAACTGAAACTCAGGCAGTTATTCAATTCGCTGCTGCGAATATGATCGCATCACTCACACGATTGGAAGAAAATGTATGGGAATTAAATGTAAAAGATACATTTACCAGCACTGTAAAAATCACGCGAGTCACAGCAATACAAGCATCTGCAATTATTGCACTATTTGTAGGTGAGCTAGAAGATAGCGAATTGAATACAAAGCTATTTGCAATTGCAGAGCCGGCATTGATTGATTTTCCTCACGAATGTCGTCCGATTCCGTAACATAACAAACAATGCAGCCAGAATAGATAATGTTCTGGCTGCATTGCTGTTTTCATTCCATGAGTCTAACACAGGTGAATCTAATACCATGAATATCTTTTATCTTCATCCAAATCCCACAATCTGTGCACAATCTTTACATGATAAGCATTGTGTAAAGATGATTCTTGAAACTACACAATTACTCTGCACTGCCGCAGAATTACTTGGAGCTAAGATTCCAGCCGGATATGCTAAATCTCACACAAACCATCCATGTTCTGTATGGGTTCGTAAAAGTGCAGCAAATTATCAATGGACACAATCATATCTTGATGAGTTACACAGAGAATATGAGTATCGTTATATGCGTGAACACGATTCTAAATATCTAATCAGCGGAATTGATCGCGCATATGATCGCATAATTGCAAACCCATTAAATGCCGCATTTTCACTAACTGGAATTACAGATCGACCACAATGTATGCCAGATAAATATAAGCATCCTAATGTGATGCAGGCATATAGAGATTATTATATTGGGGAGAAAATAGCATTAGCACGCTGGACAATGCGAGGTGCTCCAGATTGGATTGCAGCGACTAAAATTGATTTAAGCGCAGCATCTTTTTATTATTGATACTAAATCTGTATCGCTCACATAAGGAATCTATCACATGAAACTCACCACTAAAGAAAAGCAAGAGATAGCCAAAATTGCTATTAAAGAGATTCAAGAATTGCCAAATTATATGCACTTCAGTTGTAATATTCTATGCAAACAAAATAATAAAGCAAGAAATGAATATCAATTATTTTATTCAGCTTGGGCATTAGATGGATTCAGTTCTTGGTTATCTTATTTTATTCACAAAAATGGACAAGATCTCATCGGTAAAACAATTAACCTAAACATTATGCGTCAACATATGCTAAATGCTTGGGCGAATAATAACACTCGTAAACGCGCTGCACTGGAATTGAAAATTAAATCAGGAGAGTGGCTGAAACTAAAACCAATTATATTGAAATAATCTGTATCATCGAATCTTTCAGAATCAAGGAATCTATCATATCCCAATGGCTAAAATACTCTGCGCAATATCTGGCATAGAATATACTTGCGAACATATGCCAATGTCACTTCATTCTCGTGAAGCTAAACATCCTGTATTCTATCTGCCACCTAAAAAACTTTACGGATTATATGGCAAATGGACTCAAGGCGAACTTACAGATACAGATTCATATCTATTATTCTGCGCTTTTTTCCATGTAACTGATCTAGTTACTTTCAGTGTTCCATTCGAGCGATCTGCACTCACTAAATCTATTGTATCTAATCATCTTCCTCGCCTCGTAGATACAGTAAATCGTATTGATGCCACCAATCACAATTTACACTCACAAATATTTGCAAGTATTCATGTGACTGCGGAATCTAAAAATCTTTCCTGTGCTTCACTCTGGATTGATATTTGGAACAAAAATTATCAAGACTATTGCACAGGCTATCGCAATGAAACACTTAGAACTAAAGTGCTTCAGCGCGAAAAAGTCTTGCATGATCTTATTAAAAACTCCACTAAATCAGTAGATCAATATGCACGCATTGTTGCTAAATGGGCATCTGAAGCCGGACAATTCCCTGAATATCTTGTAACTAATCAATTCACAGGAACACAAACAACACTCAGCGAATACTGGCAACAAATTATCACAATGTGCTGCAAGGAAGATCGTATTTATCTAATTCCTAAAGCAGATTTTGATGAGCTAATGGAACACTGTGAAGCTAACATTGATCCTGGCACAATCTATTCTCACACTCTCACAGCGCTACTAAAAACAGGACTATATAAGAAAAAGAATTATCTTGGACTTGGCAACATTGACATTGTTGGAACTCCATTCCGTATTCTTACTCCGGAACAATCCGTAGAAGATGCAAATATGTTAGCAATGATTGATGCTGCGCCGCGCGAATATCCATTGCGTGCAAACTATGATTCTGACATAGCATTTTTACGCGCTAAGCTTGCTTATAAACAGCGTGTTCGCTATCTTGAATCTATCGAATCCAAAACTCCTGCATCTAACTGAGAAAATGTCAATGAATTCCATCATTCCCGCTACGCGCAATTCTTCCAATCCTAATGCTGCACTTCCAGCTACATCATTCGCAAGCATTGAAGCTTTCCGTAAATATGGTGTATCTCGTAATCTTGTGCATCATATGATGCTCAATAACTTTAATTTTCCAGCGCAATTCACTGATTGCCTTGCTAACTATTACATTCTGCACTGGACATGCGATTATTTCCGCGGTAAACTAACCGATGGCACGATTCGCTTGTTTGATGTGAAACAAAACAAAGAAGTAGAATACATTGTAATTTTCCGCAATTCACTTCGCGTTACATTTGCTGGAACTAAAGTGAAACTAAGCATGCGATCTGCGCAGCCTGAGTTTGATCTTCCTTCTTACATTCTTGTGGAGCCTTATGTATGAGTCTTGGACTAATAGAAACAAAAGAGGTTAAGCATTATGCAGTAATTTATGTATGCCCTCTCACTAATCTTGTGGAACTTCAAGTCAATCCACAAAACAGGTGTCAAACAACATTTACAAGATTACATAATGCTGAGAGAGTCTGCGAATTTTATCGAGATTTACATCTTCTCAAACACAATAAAGTAACAAACAACTATCACGTAATTACATTTGATTTCCCATATCAAATCTCACCAATCTCAGCAGGTAAAGTAAATGAGTCCTCCAAATAATACAATCACTCTTAATCAAGAACGTTTGCGTGCAATGCTTGCTGCTGCTCGTTCGCGTAACGATACTAAGATCAACAAACAGGAATCAAATCAATGTATCTCCAATGGAGCCATCCTCACAGCGGAATTACAGCAATCCGTTACCGCAAATTCCGCTGTAATAAAAAATCCTGGAGATTCCAAAACAATCTCAGCTCCAGTCGCTGTAAGTGGAGCAGGTTCGCCAATTCAATATAATGCAGAACAGCAAGCATTTATTGATCTTGCTACTCAAATGCAATCCTGCATTCTAATAGGTGCCGCAGGAACAGGTAAAACAACTTGCATGCGAGGCACAGCTACATCTTTGGAATTGTCAGGTAAACTCCCAATCATTCCAGCAGATGAGATTCACAAATATCTTCCAACTAAAGTTCCTGGGATTGTATTCTGTGCATTTACTCGCCGCGCAGTAAACAATCTACGCAAGAATCTGCCAGACAATCTTAAAGGTAACGCAATTACTATTCACAAACTTCTTGAATATGAGCCGCAGTATTTTGATGTGCTCGATCCTGTAACCGGTAACATGAAGTCCACAATGAGATTTACTCCTACTCGCAATCATGTGCGACCTATTGGGGAATCTATTCGCACCATTGTATTTGAAGAATCCTCAATGATTTCAGTGGAGTTATTCAATGAAGTTCTATCGGCGTGTGGCGGTAGGGATGTTCAGTTCATATTCCTTGGAGATATTCAACAGCTCCCGCCGGTATTTGGCAGTGCAATTCTCGGTTATAAGATGCTCGAATTACCTACCATTGAGCTTACACAGGTATACAGACAAGCACTGGAATCTCCGATCATACGTCTTGCCCATCGGATTCTTTCGGGTAAAGTTATTCCTAGTCGTGAGTATATGGATTGGAAAGTTCCAAACCAATTAACACTTCATCCTTGGAAAAAGAAACTGCATGAAGATATTGCGCTACTGACAGTTGCAGATTTTTTCCGCAAAGCTAATGATGCTGGCGCATATGATCCAGATCAGGATATGATTCTAATTCCATTTAACAAAGGACTTGGAACCACTGAGCTTAATAAACATATCGCACAACATTTATCTCGTAAACGCGATGCCGCAGTGCATGAAATAATTGCAGGCTTTAACAAGCATTATTATGCAATCGGAGATAAGGTTCTATATGACAAGGAAGATGCAGTAATCCTAGATATTAAACCGAATCCTGCATTTGTCGGTGCTTCATATCTTTCGCCTTCTACTGCGCTAAACTATTGGGGACAGTTAGATGCTGCCGCAATACCTGCCGTAGATTCAGTTGATTCAGATACAGATATTAACAGCATGGATTTTCTTTTGGATCAAGCTGCCGCTACACTATCTGGAGATAATGAAGATCGTGTAAAAGTAGGTTCACATCAAGTCACTCTCCTTCTCAAAGATACTGAGCGTGAGATTGTAATTGATACTGCATCTGAACTCAATGCTCTTATTCTTGCGTACGCTCTTACAGTGCATAAAAGTCAAGGTTCTGAGTGGCGTAAAGTATTCTGTGTATTTCACAGATCTCACGCAACTATGATGCAGCGAGAGTTACTATACACCGCAGTAACTCGGGCAAGAGAAGAGCTATATATTATCTGTGAGCCTGAAACATTCACAAATGCGATACAATCACAGCGCATCAAAGGTAATACTCTGAAAGAAAAAGCAGAATTCTTCAAAGGCAAACAGGAGCGATTGATATGATAGCTACACCCGCACAACAATTAGCAAGAGAATACAATTGGAAGCAGGCTCAGCTTAAACAGGCAAGCCACAATCTTATTGCATTGTATAAGGAAGTAGGATTTACATTTTCTGCACAACATATAGAAGAAAAACTTGAATTCACAAGTGCCGAATTAAAGCGCGAATATCAAAGGAAACTTAAACTATTGCGGGGCACTTGACACCTCACCGATCCATGTTATGCTGTATCACTGGCTGCAAGATTCTAAAACATCAAGCAGCCAGTTTTTTATCTCTCCCATAATCATTTAGGATATTCCAATGACTGAAGCTACTGAAGTTATCTCCGCAGAACAGGCCGCCGCAGCTGCTGAAACTCTCAAGCGTGCTATTGTTGCTAAGTTTGACAATAAGGTTGATGCTAAGGAAGCATCGTTTCATTTTAAGTCTGTAAAAGTGAAGGATGCTGAAGGCAAGGAAACTGGCGATACTATTAAGCGTCCCACTGTTTCTCTTACTCTGCCTGTTCCTAGCGTTGAAGGTATTATCGCTATTATTGAAGGTGGCGGTAAAGGTCTGGAACTTTTGCTTGAAGCTGCTGCTGATATTGTTCTTGCCAATGCGCGTGAACTTATCAATGATGATGAGTCTCTGACTCAGGCTAACTTTCCGCTGGAAAAGCTGGCTTGGGAATACATTGCAAATCTGCCCAAAGCAGAACGTCGCGGTGGCGGTATCAGCAAGGAAACTTGGGAAGAGTTTTCCAAGGATTACATTGCAGTTATGCCGGCAGTTACTGGCAAGACTACGGATCAGGTCACTGCTGCTTCTAAGATTCTGCTCAGCAAGTTTAATGGTCAGGTTAAGACTAATAAGCCAGTGCTGAAACTTCTCCAGTCGCAGCTTGCTCTGTATGTTTCTAACTCGCCGCGTGCTGAAGAGTTTGCTGAGTGTGCTGCGTTCCTTGAAGCTAAGGCTGAAGCTCTGCTTAATCTGGACGAGGCTGCACTGCTTGCAAATCTGTAATACTCTGAAATAGTTTCAATGGAAATGGCTCTGAAATATGGGCCATTTTCGTGGACACTAATAAGAAAAGCATAGATCATATGACTCCCCGCGATATACTCACAAAGTATTTATACCTAGATAAAACTGTGATGCTTCAGTTCGCATCTGCACTAGATGTATCTTCTTTCCGCTCAGGTATTCATACTGCAAAGTCTCGCTTAGATGAGATGATGATTCGCATAGGTGCTGAGCCTGCACTGAAAAATAAAACAATATATGTGGAGTGTATATCTAAAGGCACTGACTGGCCTAAAACATACAAGGTATATGCTGCACAAGCCAAGCGGGAATCCAAATTTAAACTCATAGCTGTTGAAGGAGAGAGTAACTCAAATGAGTAATTCTTTCCATGTAATTCCAATCACTTCAGACTATGATCCTATCTGGGTTGCACTCAAGAAAGATAATATCTGTCGTGTTAGTGCGCCTAGACCTTTGCATCCAAGAATCAAAAAAGCTGTATATAAAAGAAAAGATTTGGATCTAGGATATAAATTACAGCTCAAAGAAAAAGGGAAGGTAGCAAGACTCAGCATTAAATCCAAGCAAAGTGTTATTGAATTCAAACTCGTTGTATCCATTGGACTAGAGGATTTATGAGAATAAAATACTGTGTATTTTATTGCAACATAATTGTGGCCGGCGCCTGTCTTTTTAAGTATCTTTTATATCCTTCGCCTCAATTAATCGCTGTTGCTGTATTAAATATCGGATCAGCTGTTTTGAATTATAAATACGTTTTAAAGGATCTATAAAGTGGAATGTAATTACTGTTCGCATAATAAATTTAGAGTTAAAAGTGATTTCTGCATGAGGCTAGGCAAAGATATTCCCAGTCAGTATCAGGACTCAGGAGCGCTGCCGGATTGTCCCAGGAACATACCTACTTTTAAACCTGAAACTATTAGTATTCCTAGCCTGCAAGAAATTGCAGAACTGTTTAAAGGAGATTTGAGATGAACATTCCGCTGAATAATAAAGGCGTCTCACCGTTAGCTATTGATTTATTGATTAGTTTTTATTGTAAAATAGAAAAGAGAACTGATTTGGAGTTTTCAGCTCAACAAGAAATTATTTCACGTTATCTTGAAAACAATGTAATTAAAAAATCCGGAACTGGTTATTATGAATTAACTGAGCGAGGAGTTGCGTGGCTGAAAATGATTTGTCAAACTCCGCTTCCTGTTGCTGCTTGGACTGATCCCAGATTGTCAGGAGATTTAAGGTGAGCACAACTGAATCTCATGATCATGATGGCCACCGCAAAGATCTACCTAGTGACACTGCTGCTTTTTTAAAACAATTCAATGTCACTGCCTCTGCTTTACTTTTGATTCTCCGCAGCGTAGAATATAAAGCTGGCTGGATTCATATTCCACTGATGCTTTATATTCTCGAATCACTTATTGAACGAGTTAATTCTTTTAAGGGGTATACCAAATGACGCCTGCTGAACAGCTCAAGGAAGCTATTGCTGATCTTTCCAATAAGCTTCTTACATCTCATCCTCATATGCCAGTGCTTCTTCGCACTATTCATCAGCAACTTAAAGCTGATCCTGAACTTGTGACTCTTATCTCTGAAGAAGAGATTGGAACTATTGTCACTGGCCTGAAGCGTCAAACTGCAATCGAGATCGTCACTGCATCTAAAACTCCTGCCGGTAAAAAAGCTGTCAATAAGATTACACTTGCAGATTTGTAGGAGATTGCAATGAATTCGCAAACTATTCGTTTGCCTTTGCATTATGATCCAAATTTTCCTCTCAACAAAACTAAGTGCGGCATCGCAATAGAAACTGCTACAATCTGGGAAGGCAAGAATCTTGATGGCAAACTATATATTCTTCAAGGAATTAAAGATCCGAGAATTGTAATTGCTGTTCAAGTAGGATACACTCGCCTTAGTGTGTCTCCTTTTGTGGTAGATATTGCAAACATATCTGGGCACACAGATGCAGTTAATAAGATTGTATCTTGTAGTGACTCAGATTATTTAGACTGCATCCTGGCTGAGGCAAAAGAATATGTCCAATGCGGTGGAAGAATTTGTTAAGCGCAGACAGTTACTAGCTAAACCTTTTCCGCTTAAATCTTTGCTCACTTTATATCTCAATGCTCCATTCAAAGATGTATACTGTGATTACATGGAGGGATTTAAGGAGTTAGCTAATTGGCTCCAGCCAATATCTTATCCAGATCTTCCTTGGTTTCAAGTTTTATCTCAGCTTAATTCATACGAACAGAATCAGCTTTCATATATTCTGGGCGTGCCCCACCATATAATTCATTACACTCTCATGGAGATCCATTATGGATCGCAGGCTACAATTTCTCTCATATTCGGGACGCTCGACACTTCACAGCTGCCCACGAAAGTTTCAACTCCAAAAACTGGGATCAGTTGGAGAAGATACTGACTCAGATGGAAGCCGCGGAATTACACTTCTGTATGGCGGGATTGTTGGCGAAGGTATTCAACAACTTCTTACAGGTAAAAGTCTTGATACAGTTATCTGGGAAGCGTATCTTACCTGGACTCTTGATCTTGAATTACGTGATGAGAAACGCAATAAATCTTTTTATAGCGCAGTCACAGCATTTAATCGCTTTGATAGCATGATCTCTAATGGTCTGCTTCAAGGTTATAAAGTATTGCAGTATAAAGGTAAGCCGGCATGTGAACTTGGCTTTGCAATTACTTTTCCTTCCGGTTTTATCTATCGTGGCTGGGTAGACTGTGTTATGCAGCATGAAGAATCAGGTGAAGTAGTTGTCATTGAAGGCAAGACTACTTGGTTTAGTGCTGTAAATCCTGCACAGTATAAGAATTCTTCCCAGGCTATTGGATATAGCATTGTGCTTGACGTTTTGTTTCCAGAACTCAGTTCTTATAAAGTTGTGTATCTGGTATATAAGACAAAGGATATGAACTGGGAACGATTTGAGTTCACTAAATCTTATCTCGCTCGTGCTCAATGGATTCAAGAATTGCTATTCGATGTAGAGGATATTGAGCGTTATGACGCCGCCGGTATCTTTCCTATGCGCGGCGAATCTTGCGTATCATTTGGGCGTGAGTGTGAATTCATTAGTTCTTGCACACTCAATACTCGCTTCCTTATTAAGTCACTTGACGCAGGAGATATTGAAAAACTGGACAGAGAGCTAGAGCAATATGATATTGTATTGACTCTGGATGATTTGATTGAAGCACAACTTAGGAAAAGCTGATGACACAAGACGAAAGAAAAGAGTATTTCTTTTGGTTATACCTTTCCGCAGTGCGGAATTACGATTACACTTACACACTTGAGCCGGAGATTTATAATGGATAGTAAACTTAGTGCAGATTTGTTGCTTCCTATTTCAGAGGCTCTTGAAGAAAATAAACTTCAAGCAATTTATGTTGTTGCCGTAGATCGCGAAGGTTATGTTTGGAGTATGCGCTGCCTCGAAAATCAGGAAGTTAAATACATAATGGCAGATACTGCTGATCACGAATTGAGAACTGGCGAGAAACTCTGATGGCTAAACTCACTGAAACACAACCAACATCCACTGAAACTGTTCTTGTATTTGGTCCACCTAAATCTGGTAAGACTGAACTTACAGGTAGGCTTAGTGAGCGTTACAATCTCAAGTGGTTTGATCTTGAGCGTGGCGTAGGAACTTTGCGTAAACTTCCAATAGATTGGCAAGAACGTATTGATGTCGTGCAGCTTCCAGATACTCGTGCATATCCTATTGCTATCGAGACTTGCCTTAAAATTATTAAGGGTGGCCCCGTAGATGTATGTGTAGAGCACGGTAAAGTATCTTGTGCACTGTGCAAAAAAGATAATAAGCCTAGCGATCACATTCATCTTGCAGCTTTGAATCCTAAACAAGACATTGTTGTATTTGATTCTCTCACTCAGCTCACCAATAGTGCGATTGCTCACATCACTAAAGGTCAGCCTGATGATTACAAGATGAACTATGATGACTGGGCTGCGCTTGGAAAACTCATGGATACATTCTTGAGTCACATTCAAAATGCGCCTTATAATGTTGTATGTATTTCACACGAGATGGAAGTGGAGATGCAAGATGGAAAACAGAAATTGGTTGCTACGGCTGGCACTCGTAACTTTAGCCGTAATACTGCTAAATACTTTGGACATGTTGTTTATGCTGAGATCAAAAACAAAAAACACGTGTTCGGAAGTAGCACAACCTATGCCAATAACATACTTACTGGATCACGAAGTGATGTATCCTTGGAATCTGCAGGAGATGGGGCGTCTTTGATTCAAATCTTTAGTGGAGAAAAAACTCCTGTTGTCGCTGTCGCAGGTAAGCGTTTAGATAATACGCAAGGTATGTCTGCATTGGAAAGATTGAAAGCATCACAGGCCGCAAAAACTAACTAGGAATAGATCATGAAAAAAACTCCTTATAAAATCATCGGTATCGCAGGTCATGCTGGCGCAGGTAAAGATACTGTCGCAGAATACTTGACTCAAAAATACGGAGTAGCTCATCACTCATTTGCAGCTAATCTAAAAGCAGCATGTGCTGCTGCCTTTAATCTTCCTGTATTTTTCTTCAATGAAGAGCCAATGAAATCCCAGGATGATCACAAGTGGCTTGTTTCTCCTAGAAAGATTGCACAATTTGTGGGCACAGAGTTGTTCCGAGACAGCATCTCAAAACTATGTCCTCATTTGGAATACGGATTCTGGGTAGAATCACTGCGAGATAAACTGGATGCGTTAATTACTGCGTCTGTTGTCAGTATTTCTGATGTGCGTTTTCAAGATGAAGCTAATTGGATAATGAATTCAGGAGGTATCCTTATCCGCTTGACAAGGGATGGAGCAGATGGTAAAGTGGGAATCTCTGGTCATGCCAGCGAGTCTGGATTTGATGTATCATCTTATCCTGCTAAACGAGTATTTAACATCACCAATAATTCCACTAAGGAGGAATTGTATGCACAGCTGAACCCAATTATTCGGGAGTATCTAGATGTAATAGAGCCTATTGATTCACACATCATCGAAACATTCAATCTCAACTAAGTAACTCAGGAACTATTTATGACCAACGACACTTCACTCCTCGACTCACTCCTTGATTCCACGCTGGATGATCTTGCAGATCTTCCTGAATTTAAGCCTTTCCCTGATGGCGCACATCGCTGCTCGATTGAATTCAAGCAGGGCGATGATCCCAAGAAGCCTTCAATGCAAGTTAAGTTTACTGCGCTGGAGACTCTGGAACTCACCAACAATACTGATGAGCCGCTGGTTCCTGGCACTACCACGAGCGTGTTCTTTTATTTCCAGAAGAAGGACGGCACTCCTAACGAGTATGCTCAAGGTGAATTCAAGATCATTCTCGCTGGCATCAAGAGCGTCACTGGCGGTAACAGCAATCGCGAAGTGATCGAACTTTCTAAAGGCGCAGAGTATGCAGTGCTCTTTAAGGTTAAGAAAGGCAAGGACGCTAACGGTAATGCTACCGTCGGCAACACTGTTACTGCAATTACTTCCCCGTAATTTGCTGTAATTATTCAGCCACTCTAGCTTGTATATGTAGAGTGGCTCTGTAATTATAGGAGAACCCCACATGTCTACAAAAGATAAAGCAATTGTAATCAAGTCCGGCGAATATTATGATGCTCGTAGTGGAACTCATAAAGCAGTTTGGACTACTATTGGATATATAAAAGAAAAGAAAGATAAGAAAGGAGAGCTGTTTGTCAGCTTAAAGGCTGAGTATCTTTCTTCATCTTTCCTTCACATTTGTAACCAAGAAGGTGCGCCCAACGTGTTAGCTCATGTATTTGAAGAGCGCGAAGATAAACGTTCAGATAATATTCCATTTTAACTGAGGATTAAATATGAGCACACCAAAGCAGATTGAGCAGTGGCGGAAGGATTTTGAGGCTGATGTTTTGAGCGGGCTGGGTGCGTCTCTTGGCAAAGAGCACGACCTTTGGCGTGGCACGCATTACTACAACGCCTTGACCAACTCGCATTGGGAGACGTATCGCAAACGTGCCGAGCACGAACTTGCTTTGCACGCGCAGAAAGATTCTCGAATTGCGGAATTGGAGTTGCAATTATCTATGGCTCTTGACGCTGCTGAAAAGGGCGATGAGGCTCGCAGAACTGCGGGTGCGCAGGATGCGCGGATTGCGGAGTTGGAGGTTAAAGTTCAGCAACGTGAAAGGGCGGCTCGTTGGCTGAACGAAAAGCTCGCCAACAGAAACGAGCAAGTAACGGCCCTCACCGATCGCATCAAGGAACTTGAGCGAAAAACTGCTGTCAGTATGGGCGTTGGGTCAGGAGATGGAAATCTTTTTGTTCACGGCGACTACGAATCCATCAAAGCTGCTCAAGCCCTTATTTTAAAGTGCGAAAAATTAGCTCGTCAGGTCGATATCCTTACCGCCCGCCTCAAGGCGATTGAGAGTGCGGAGCCGGTGACATTGCAAGACATGCAATTGGAGATTGCACCGATCTCGCGTGGTCTTTGGGATGGCAAACCGACCATCTCGTTTAATGAGGAAGCTCTGCTGCGTTACATAAACCGGAAGAGGATCGCCCAGCCTGCGAGCGAGTCTGTTTTTATCGCCGCGTGGCCCATCTCAGACAGCGAGATGGAGGGTTTGCTAAATCTCTGCCGCGATACGCCATACGCAACAGCACTTGATCGTTTACTCGTCGCTGCACCTAAATCAATTTCAGGAGAATAATCATGCAACTCAAAATCTTTGATACTGATCCTGCAACAGTTACTGCTTCACAGATTTGTCCTGGCCAATGCTTTCTTCATAATGATCAAATTTTTATGCGAGTAAAGCCAACAGGATTTCTTCTTAATTCTACTCTCATTAACGATCTCATCAATCGCAATGAGATTCTTCGTGTAAATGTTCAAACCGGCGTGATGTTTATTACCGCTGGCGATACTCCTGTAATTCCTATGGATGCCACAGTTACGGTAAAGAGAAAGGTATAATAGAATGAATCTTGCATTTGTAGGAACTCCTGCCACAGGTAATCCAAAAGAAATTTCAGATGAGAAGATGCTTCCTCATTTGAAAGGGATGATGAATGGCAACTCTTGCTATGTTCATATTCGTCCTATTAGCACTTATTTTGAAGTGCAGTCATATTGCAAGCAGCGTAATATCACTGGCGTCATTAGCACAAATATAACCCTGCTCGAAAAATTACTTGGATGGAAGGATAATCGCAAACGTCCTTCACTCGATTCTTACGCAGGTTCTTACTTCAATCGCGATGGTATTGAGTTTGTATTCGTAGATCCGCTCGCTCAGATTCAAACGGTGCCTTATGGAAAGTTCCTCACATCAAGATATATTTCCAAGCTTACTGCCCGTGATAGCTGGGGCACTCTCCCAGATTTCAATTTCAGCATTGCAACGGCCAATAACATCGAAGATACATTTCAACAGTTCCGTTCCGCAATTCTTATATCATATGACATTGAGACATTGCGTCAGTATTTACAAATTAGATGCATGGGATACACTGCAATCTTTGCGAATCCGGATGGTAGCCTTAGCAGCAAATCAATAGTTCTTCCTCTTGATTCCATGTGGGCAGTAGCATGGATGCGTAAGTTTAATTGGGAGCTTCCTGCACCTAAAGTTGCACAGAACGGTAAATATGATTGTGCGTATCTCGCTCGTTGGAATGCGCCAATGTATAATTATCTGTTTGATACTGCGAACATGATGCACTGTGTGTATTCAGAGCTGCCAAAAGATCTGGCATTCCTTAATTCATTTTGGGTTAGAGAAGCGGTGTATTGGAAAGATCTTGCAAACACTCAGGATCTGATGGAGTATTATCGTTACAACGCTCTGGATACTTGGGCAACAGCTTGCTGCGCTATTCGTTGGTTGCTAACAGCTCCTGCCTATGCAAAGCATAATTACGAGCAAGAGTTTCCGCTAGTATTTCCTACGCATCTGTGTGAGATGACTGGCATTAAAAGAGATATGACAGCACTGGAAAAGTCTGCAAAAGATTTACAGGTCGGTATTGCTGCTAAAGAGAAATCACTCGAACGCATTACTGCTACTCCTGGATTTAATTCTAACTCTCCTAAGCAGGTGCTTGCACTTCTCGGTGTTCTTGGTTGCAAAGGATTTGAATCTTCCGATGAAAAACATCTCAACAAAGCCGCATATCTCCACCCTCTCAATTCCTTCATTCTCGGAAAGATTCTCGATATTCGAGGGGAGCGGAAACTTTTGTCAACGTATCTGCCCACAGGAAACGATCCAAAAACTGGAGAGTATCTTGGAAAAGAACTTGATGGAAGAATTCTTTACGCTCTTAACCCGCACGGAACTGACACTGGCAGACTTATCAGTCGTGAACACCACTTCTGGAATGGCCTTAATATTCAAAACATCCCTAGAGGAAAAGAAGTTAAATACACTCTTGTTGCAGATGAGGGATTTGTTTTTGGCGAGTGCGATCTGGAACAGGCTGAATCCAGAGATACTGCATATGCAAGTGGAGACGAGCGACTCATATACGCGGTCGAAGCCGACCACGATTTCCATTCCTATAATGCATCTAAGTTCTTTGGCCGCGCCTATGATTCGATCTACGATGCAATTAAACGCAAGACTAAGGACAAGGTATTGAGAGATCTCTCTAAGCGAGTGAATCACGGCGCTAATTATTGCATGGGTGCCAATGTTCTTGTAGATACGATGGGCTTGGAGAACATTTATAAAGCACAGAGCTTGCTTAAACTTCCAGCTCATTGGACTCCAGTGCAAATTGCAGAACATTTGCTTGAGCAATTTCACAAAACATATCCAACTATTGCAGGTGTATTCTATCCTGGCATTATTAGTGATGTTGTCAATAAGCGTATGCTTACTGGTGCAACTGGTTGGACTCGGTATTGCTTTGGGGATCCTGTAAAAAACAAGCGTAATAAAAATGCGTATGTTGCTCATGTGCCACAGAGCCTTAATGCGATGGTGCTAAATAAAGCATTCATGCGTGTGTTCTACGACATTGCAATTCATCCAGATCATTGCAGTAACTTCAAGCTCTGTGCGCAGATTCATGATTCTATTCTGTTTCAGTTCCGCAAAGGTCATGATTATCTGTGTGCTATGGTGAAAGAGCGAATGGAAATTCCTGTTACAATTAAAGGGTATGACGGTAAAGTTAGAACATTCGTAGTCCCAGCAGCAATTAAAGCTGGCCCTGATGGTTTAGGTTCTCACAGATGGAGTGATACGGAATGAAATTTAGATATTATATTACGGATTTGATGGACGGAAAAGTAGCCGGAACTAACGATGCAGCCGTTGCTGAAGACTGCTCGTGGAGTGAAGAAAATTTTGTGGTTGATACTGAAACAGGAACTTGGCTTTGTTCGGGCGGGGAAAAAATTGATATTCAGGAAATGAAATAGCAAATGAATAACAATGACGACTATGTTGCTTGGGTTATAATCATTGCATATATCATCGGTCTTGTATGGATGTGTTGGCCAAGAATGCCAGAACAATCTGGCGATGAGGCTGAAGATCATAATGGAGGTGCCTGAATTAAGGCGCACTAATCAGGATGCAATCCAATTCCAGCAATCGTGATGATTTCTTCACTGCCTATCTGCAATATACAGGTGGCAGTGAAGTTCCTGCATTTTTTAATCGCTGGGCAGCAATCGCTGGCATAGGAGCTTATCTAGGCAAGAGCGCATACATTCCATTTGGCAACGCAAAGATATATCCCAATCAATACTGTATGCTTCTTGGAGTTGCAGGAACTCGTAAGAGCACTGCTATTAAGAACTTCAAAAAGATTTTGCAGGCTGCCGGATATAATACTATTGCAGCATCTAAGACTACGAAAGAGAAATTTCTTCTTGATCTTAGTGGCATTGAGTCTGAGGTGACAGTAGATATATTAGATCAAAATCTTTTTGGAGGCTCAGATGGAAACGGAATACCTGCAGAATCTTTCATCATGGCTGACGAGTTTAATGATTTTTTTGGGAATAATAATCTCGAATTTATTTCTTTGCTTGGTAGTTTATGGGATTGGGAAGGCCCGTATGAAAACAGAATTAAGAACGGAAAAAGTTTCGTTATTGCCGACCCCACCATTAGTATACTTGGCGGGAACACTCCTACTAGCTTTAGCACTGCGTTTCCTCCAGAAATTATAGGCCAAGGATTCTTTAGTCGTCTGCTTCTAATATATGGTGAGCCTAATGGACGCAAGATTGCATTTCCAGTTGAGCGCGATCCATATGAATTAGCAGCAGTGGTTGAGCGATTAAAAGATATTCGCAAAGCTGTATCTGGTAGACTTGAGATTGTTCCTAAAGCTAAATTGCTATTAGATAAAATCTACCGCACGTGGCCTGGAATAGCAGATGTAAGATTTGAATCATATGCAAATCGCAGATTCACTCATCTGCTAAAACTTTGTATCATTCATGCTGCATCTGCACTGCACTCAAGTATTCAAGAAGAAGATGTAGTATTTGCAAACACTGTTCTAAGTTACACTGAGACACTAATGCCTAAAGCTTTAGGTGAATTTGGTAAGGCGAAGAATTCAGATGTTGCACATAAGGTGGTTCAGATTGTAGACAATTCATCTGTGCCACTTTCAGCTGTAGATATTTATAAACAGCTTGTAAATGATTTGGACAAGATGAGCCACCTCTCAGATATATTGCAGAATTTGCAGATGGCAAAGAAGATTCAACTCGTAAATGGAAAGTTTCTTCCAGTGCGAGTTGTGCAGCAAGATGTAGTGAACGATGTAATTGATATTAACTGGCTCTCACCTGAAGAAAGGAAATTGGAATAACATGCCCTGCAATCCTAAACCAAAATTGAATCTCATGATTGATCTTGAGACTCTTTCCACTGAACCAAACGCAGCTATTCTCTCTATTGCTGCAAAACCATTTCTACACAGTGAGCCGCGAGAAACATTTTACATGCGACTCGATCCATTGCAATATGATGCGTACTCTCCCGCATATTCTGTGTGCCAAGACACAATTAACTGGTGGGATAAACAGCATCCTGCTGCTCGTCGTGAAGTGTTTGGAGGAACTGAATCTATTCTCACTGCAATGACTGCGTTTAGTTTCTATTGCATTAGCCTTGATGCTCAGATTATTCCTTGGAGCAAAGGTTCAGATTTTGATTTGCCTATCCTTGCTAATGCTTTTGATCAGTGCAATATTCCTATTCCCTGGAAATATGATGATCATCGTTGTTTCAGGACTCTGGATAAATTGATGAGTAAGAATTGGCCAACCGAGCCATTCAAAGGAACAAAGCACAGTGCTTTGGATGATGCAATTCATCAAGCAGAACTTGCTCAAAAATATCTGATCGAACTCCAGTCGCGAGGATTGATAATCCAATGAAACAAATGCAGCTTGTTTATTTTCCTGAAGAGTTTATCGCTCTAGCAAAAGAGGCAATGTTGCATGATCCTCTTGTAGAATTGATGCGAGAGCAGCAAAATGCTGAATGGGATATTAAGTTTGGAATCATCGCGGCATATTGTGAAGTAATGATTGACGGGATATTCAATGAGGCAGACATGACTCATCTTGCTGGAGTTCTTACTTCCAAACTCCAGAGTAAGCGCGGTGTGGTTGTAGGTATGGAAGAAATGAAACCATTGATTATTTTAGATTCATCCACTAAATAAGGAGTATTTATATGAGCGTATTGGCAAAACAATATATTGATGCGCTTGAAGAAGCGTATAATCTCTATATTACCCGGCTGGAAACCTGTCGAGATATTATTGACATGCACAGGGAAGATATGGAAGACGACGAAGAAGGAAAAGAAGATCTAGCAAATGTTTGCAGTAATATTGAAAAACACGCAGAAAACGTTGAAAATGAATACGCAGACGTAGTAGATAGCATTGCGGCTTTGCCATAATCTGTATCAATCCGCCGCACAAAAGAAACCCGCCTTATCAGCGGGTTTTTTATTGCCTGCAATTTTACTTATTATATGCGACTCAATCCTGCTTCGCATCCATAAGTAAAAGGCCCAACGCCAGAATGAATTGCTCTCATGCGCCACCTATATGGCAAATGCCCGCCTGCACTTGTTCCTGTTATTAGCGAGTGTCCAGTGCCGTAAGAAATAGTAATTGTGCTAACTGTTCCTACTGGCGTGCTGCTGAGAAGATTAACAAAATTGCCACCAGAATCTACAATATCCAACGCAAATGTTACAGTTTGAACTGCCGTTACTGCGGTTACATTGCAAACGATATTTATACTGGAATATATTGTATTGATTTGCGTAGCTTGAGTCTGAATACTAGTGTAAGTTCCTACTGGAATTGCTACAATAGGAACTGCTACATTCAACGTAGTAGAGGCTGTAAGCAAATTACCGCTTCCATTCACTGCGATATTTGCATACACTCCTGGGGATACTTCACCTCGAACAATAGTATTACCTTGAGCGCCAGCAGTTCCTGCAGCTATTGCAATAATCAATCCTGCAATAAAAGATTTAACTGGATTCCACTTCATTCTGCTTCTCCTTCTGAGTTAAGAAATACATCTGCACCATATTCTTTACCGCCCATAATTCTCTGCATGTTTTGAGCATACGGAGTCTTAAGTTGTGTAATGATTTTTTCAGCTTGCGGAGTATTAGCTGCAAGAATCTGTTTCATCATATATGAATTAAATCGCTTTGAGTCTCCTCCAAGTTCTGCATATCTGCCAGCAAACTGAGCATACTGTTCATCATCTGGCTGACCGTTAGCAATAACTGAAGTCTTAACTGTTTCTGCCAAAAACTGTTTACGCTCAGTATCTACTGCTTTATATACTGAGGTGCGATATGTAGCATCGTTTACAATGGCTTCATCAAGAGGTCTGCCGCCGGCCAATCTTGCAAAACTCATAAGTGATACAAGATCATTAGATCCAAGAATGGTTCCTTTACCAGAAGTTGCAAACACAGTGCCGCCATTACTGAATCCCTGCGCAACCTGAGCAAGGCCAGCAAGAGGACGAGATAATCCATTATGTTCTACTCCTTGCAGCACAGTTTGCCAGACAGAACCTCCGGCAATAATCTTAGAAGTTACATCTTTAAGATTTCCTAAGAACGTGCTAGTAGCCGATATTGCAGGAATATCCAAAGGATTAAGAGGAATAATACTGGGATGGCGTGGATTAATGTCTCCGCGACTGTATAGGTTAGTATGTAGCAAATTACTAGGCGCACCATACAGTAGCCAATTGCCCACGGAATTACCAAATATACCGTAAGTAGACGAATACAAGTCTCTGTGTTCAGAATTCCCCGAAGCCGTGCCAACAATATGAGTATTAATATAATTAAAGGCGGGTAATCCATTAAGTCCATACAGAGTTCCTTGTAATCCAAGAAGTGTAGCTGCATCTTTGCCAGCTCCTTCGCCTACATGACGAAACAACTGTTGCATAAGATTAAATTGATAAGTCTGGAACAAGCCAACTGCTTGACCCACAGCTCCTTGAAATATCAAAGGACGCTGTGAAGCAAGAAAATTACCCTGAGTGCGATTAACAAAAGTATTGATATAGCTCTTAGCTTCTTTACTGCCAATAACTCCTGCTTGCACTCCAAGATCAGTGATCTGTTTCATTACATCTGCTGCAATAAATCTATTAAACTCTTCTGCAAATTTATTGCCAGTAAATGCTTCACCTTTATCTGCACCTGCTTTCATTTTTGCAAATGCGCTATTGAGTTTCTTCTTAATAGTCCCTTCTGATTCCGTTCCAACCAGAGTAAGATCATCAAGAATAGAATCAAATTGCTGGCTGATATCAGTGATCCACCCATTCGCTTTATATTCTGCTTTCAGTGCAGGAGAAATAGCAGAATCAAAATACCGCTGCATTGATTTGCCGATCAATTTACTCGGAGCGGTAATAGTATCAGGCATTCCTGGCAGGGTAATATCTTTCAGCTCTCCAAGTTTACCTGCGGCTTCAGAGTTACCTTGCTTAATAGCGCGAATAAGTGCTTTAGTTTCAGTGCCAAGCAACACATTCGCACCGATAACATTATTAATACTATTGAGCGGATCAAGTCGTAGAGTCAATGTCGACAGAATACTATTGGCGCTACGCACAAAGTTTGCCAATACATTCTTAGGCGCAGAATGATTTGCAAGCAAGACTGCTGCAGTATCTCCATACGCAGATTTGATTCCCAACTTTTGGAATATCGCATTTACTTCTCCTAGATCTTCAGGAGATTTAATAGAATTCCAGGCGTCATCTACAACTTGCATGCCTTTGCTAAATGCTTTATCCACAGTCTCATTGAACGAAGTGAGCAACGGCACTTCATTCTTTTGAGTGATGTTCAGCATAGTTTTAATGTAACTGACATACGGATTTTTTACTGTATCGCCAGCATATTTTTGGATGCTGGAAGATCCATACTTAGATGTAGCAATGCCAGTATATTGATCGCCAAGTCGGCGCAATTCATCCATTACCGGTTGATACTTAGCGCTCACAACCTCACGAGCATAAGTGCGATCACGAGTTAGATGATCGTCCAGCCAATCTTTAGTAATCTTTGATGGATCAGTTTTCTGTAGAAACTGTGAATTGACGCCAGCTTTGCGCAACGCAGAGTCAATATAATTATCATGCAGAGTGCGATCAAAATCATATGATCCCTGCGCCTGATAAAATTCTTCTGCCTGTTTCTTCGTGTATACATTCAGGTTACTGGGAACCTTTTCAATCAGGCGCTGTAACTCGACCTCACTGGCTGCGTGAATCATAGTTGTATGACCAGCAGCACCGGCAGTTACAGTAGGATCTTTTACAAATGCAAAAAATTTATAATCTTTAGGATTTGGGCGAACCGGATAAAATGTGCGAGGATCTTTAGAATCTTCTAATCCTTGCACGGCTCGAATTTCTTTAGTCTTGGAAACTCGTCCACCAGAAACTTCAATATGAGCAGCAACAGCGTCGCGTGTAATTTGATTTTGAATTGGAATAGTAGCAGGAGCACCTGGCTGTAATTCAGGCTCTTTAAGATTTTTAGCGCCACGTGCAACCTTGTCCAAATAATCTTGAACGCTGCGAGCTACAAGTTCTGTTCCATCTGCGCTAAGAATATAATGCTCTGCAGTTCCAGCTACCTTTTCTTGCAGATACTGAAACTCAATAGCAGCTTCTTTGTTATTCACTAATTGATAAGCAACAGATTCCAAACGAGTGGAAGTATTTTTCATTACTTCCTTCTCTAGCTGCGCAGTGGCAGATCCAATTTGTTCTGCAAATGACGCAGCAGATCCGTAGTTACCGTTGCTAAATGCAAATAGTTTTCCACCTGCGCCGTATTGATTTGCCTTTAGCAGCAGCTCTTTTGGAAATTCAATAAAGCGCTGATACAAAGATCCAGTCTGAGAAGCAACTACATTATCTACTGCTTCCATGTAAATCTTAGATTTAGCTTCTAACCAGCTAAGTCCTTGCAGCATCATGCCATTTACTTCATTCATTGCAGCACGATCATATCCTACTTTCATTACACTCGGCAGGAGTGAAAGATCAGTAGGCGCATCAGTAGCACGACGCAGACCTTTATCTACAAGTTCTTCATGATATTTTGCAGTATAAGATTCATGCGCAAAAATATCATCTAATTCATTCGGACTGCGCGCACCGTCTAGCCAGCTAACGCGAGTATTAACAATGCGCGCAATAGGATCAATGTCCTGACCCTTAAATGCAGGAGATTTTTCAAGAGTATTAGCTACTCGCTGTTTAGCTTCTCGCAGCGCATCAAGAATGTCATCAGCAGTATCAAGTCGAAACTGTTGTCCCTTAGAATCTTCCAAAATCATATGCTCCAGACTGCCCGCCTTTTTCTGAGCATATGCTTTTTGAAGCAAAGGAATATCATTTTCGTGCACTTCAGCAAATACGCGAGGAAGCGCAGTTTGATTACGTGCCCAATAGTAACGAGCCTCAGCTTCCAGATGACTTGTTACTTTAGTTGCGTCCCACAACTTTTTAGAATTAAATCCATAGGCAGCAATCTTTTCTTCGACAGCAGCAGCAATAGTCTGACCTGCACGAGGAACAACAGTATCTGCAATATTAGGAGTGCGCGGAGCAACAGAACTAATTATACCTTTACCTTCGCCTGTCAATCCTACATATTGAACTGAATTAGTATCTTCTTTGAGTGGAAGTTTTTTGGCAACTGCTTTTGCATTTTCTTTTGCAATCTGCCTAGATGCGACTTCTACGCCTAGGTCATCTGCAAGTCTGCCAATTTGAGTAGCATAGGCAAATCCTTCACGCACAGTCTGAGCGTTGGCGCCAACAAGAGAATCTGCCAACATGTTTCCAAGCACAGGATCTGCAGATGCGCTCATCTCATGCACTTCTGTGCGAGCAAGATTATTTAATTTAGTAAGCTTGTCGCTACGGAGACGATTCAATTTAGTAGCATTATCTGCAGTGTCTGCTAGAATGCCAGGAGTAGCTTCCACATCTTCAAATCTTTGAATTAGCCGTTCAGCTGGAGATGCAATTTTAGGCAGTTCGCTGATAGATGTAAATGGTTTTTCCGCCTCATTAGCAATCTTAACTTCGCTACGAATAGCTCCGTATACTTTAGCTGCATTGAATGCACCGCCAATTACGCCACTGACGCCTGCACCGAGAAGCACATTTTTAGCAATGTCCCATCCATCGGCTTGGTCTAGCACAGGAGATTTAAACATAGTTGCAGCTACTGCAAGCTCAAATGCAGCACCTTCAAGTGCCGCGCCGCCTACGCCAGATGCAAGTGCTTTAATGGTTCCAGAAGTTAGATTGCTAAATGCAGCTTGTCCAGCAACAATTTGCTGTGCCGCTTCCTTAGTAAGCACAGTAGTTGGACGAAACAATCCAAGACCTGCAGCAACATTATCCCCTAGAGTTCCTGCCGCAGCAGCTTCTCTGAGTGCAAGTTTACCTGCAGATAGAATCTTAGTTCCGCCAATACCTGGAACGAGAGAGCTTACAATAAATCCTGCGAGATCAATATCTTCTTTATTAGCGACATAATACGCAGAAAGATCTGAATCAATATTAGCCAGATCAGTAGCTGTATCCTTCTCTTCAAGGTCTGCTCCAAAAAAATTACCAATAGCTACGCCGGTGTTATAAAATCCATTACGGCCAGAATAAGCCGCACCAAGAATGAATTTTCCAGCGTTATCGAGACTCTGGCCCCAAGTGCTTGGATCAGTAAATGCAAAATTTCCATTCCCATAATTATGAGAATCCAGTGCATTATAATACGAGGGTAGTGCATCTGCGCCTGAGGGAACAGGATCTTGAGGAGCAACGTCATTAGAAAAAATTGAGAAGTCAGCCATAAATTATCCTTAATTTTTAGTAGCGTTCAGACGCTCAACTTGACGACGGAATCCATCTTCAATCAAGCGAGCCGCAAGAATCTTAGCTACGTCAGTGCGACTGCTCATATCAAGATTTGCGTAAAATCCACCTTGGTATGAAACAGGAGCCATGTAAGACGTCTGTTCTGGTAGACCTACTCGCTTATAATCTTTGATTTGATTGTTAAGCTTATAAGCACCAGTAAAAAACAGACTGATTCCACGAGCTGCTTCATTTACTTTGATAGTTCCATCACCTACAGCAACTGCAGCCAGACCTAAAATTTTATCCGGGTCAGATTCAGTCATACCATTTTCAATTTGAGTTTTAAGCACTTTTTGAAAAAATGGATCTGACTGAATGCCGCGCAAAGCTGCAATACTTTTAGCGCTAGGCGCAAGATAAATGTTAGAGAAATCGTTCGGAGCAATTTTACTTAACTGCTGTTTAGCAACTGCACGAGCGTTTTCCGCAGTGAGTGCAATAACTTGATCTTGCTTTGTAATATCTAAAGTTTTAGGAACAACAACTCCAGTTGCACCTTTACCTTCACTAGCCGCAGCAGCTGATTGCACAAGAAGATCTTTAACTCCTTTCATTTCAGGAGTTAAAGGAGCATTTGTGCGAATAATAATTGCAGCAGCTGTGCCTGGATTATCACTGATAATAGTATTGCCCGTAAGTTCGCGATTCATACCGATATTCATCGCCGTAAGATATTGCGAATTCTGCTGCAGAATACCTTTAAGAATCGTGCGCGTTGGAAGATTGGGAGCTTTATCTCCATACAAACTAGCAAAACCTTGGCGAACATAGTTAGCCGTAGCTTCATTAGAAGCTTCATCATCTTGCTTAACTTGCAATCTTTCCAGCCGCTCAGACATTGCAAGCTCAACTTGCTGCCGCTGAAGTTCACGAGACTTTTGAGCTTCTTCTGCCTGAAACGCAGTATAGCTATTACTAAGTTCAGTCTGTCCCATTTGAACGACTTCTTTAGTTCCCTGCACATTATACAGAATTTCTTGCTGTCTGCTTTTACTAACCTCCGCATCGGCTTTAGCTTTAGCCAGCTGAGATACAGCAGCTACCGTAGCCACGGTAACAGTCGGTGCAATATCTGCTTGAGTTTTAGCTTGTGCTTGAGTGAGTTGATTTACTTCCTCAAGATGCGAAGCGATGAGATTATATTGATCTACGGCTGAATTATAATTGCCATACTCTTGCGGCAACGTGACCATATTTATAAGTTCTGCTACTGGATTGTTTTGTGCTTGAGCTTCAGCTGCATCAATCTTAGCTGCGCTTGCGCGAGCTTGATTAAAATAAGCATTTAATTCTTGCGCTAATCCAGTTACAATCTGAGCAGCATCATTTACATCTGTGCCAAATGCTCTAGCAGCAGTGCGTGAAGCAGTCTGTGCTTCTAGTGCACCTTGAGCTTGTTGCGTGTTTATTACTCCGGAGGCATCACCAGCAGATTGGAGTGCTGCTTGCTGATTGCGCTCTTCTCCAGCTAAGCCAGAATAAGATTGAAGTAAAAGATCAATTGCACTCGAAGCAATCGAATTCTGATTAGCACTTTGCTCAATGAGGTCGGCAACTGTGGGCATGATATACTCCTATTAGAATCCAAAAAAATTGCCAACTTCTTTTATTGCGCCGCCTACAACATTGTCAATATCTCCAACAGCATCTCCCAAACTATTTGCTACGCCGCCAAGTCCAATAGGATTTAGAAAGGTGCTGAGAAAGTCATCTGTATTTTCGCCTAGATTATTAAGCACACTGCGTGGATCTGTAAAAAGATCATAAAGCGCATTAACGCCAAATCCAGCTGGGCCAAAATCATTTATTACATCTCGCAATGATCCGTTAAGAACATCATCACCAAAATCTAAGCCACTAGTGACTCCAGCATAAATAGCCGCAGCAGGCAAAGCAGCTGCACCTAATCCACTAAAAGCAGCAGAAGATGCTCCTGATGCAGTTCCACCGACAGTAAGAGCAGAAGTGCCAGCAGCAGTTCCAGCTCCAATTCCCTCAATAGCAGCGAAGGGAGCACTGAGACTTCCAGCAATTGAAGGCGCAGCGGCAGTAAGAGAAGCACCTGATGCAGTCAATCCAGAGGCAGCAGAACCTGTGCCTAATAATCCAGCAAGAGTTTTACCCGCGTTAATAATTCCAGGAGCAGCTAAAGCTCCATTTAATAGCTGTCCCAGTGCTGACTGCTGATTACTGCTAGTGCGAGTAGTAGTTGCTCCGCGAGTTGCAGCCTCACCAGCAGCACGCGCTAGAAGATCATTTACCATCAATGATTGCGTGCTACTATTATAAGACCCTGCAACATTCTGTCCGCTACTCACAGATGCAAGTCCATTATTACTTTCCAAAATCTGTTGAATAAGATAATTGATACCTTCAGGAGTAATATTATTACTTGTAGTCTCTACATTACGAGAAGGCGCTACTGCTTGAATAAATTGCTGCAACTGAGCAAGTCCAGCATTACCGTTAGCAGGTGCACGATTGGGAAGAGTTGCGGGCATTGGAAATCCTCAGTTGTATAAATTACTTATCTACTAATCCAGTAGCGTAAGTGCCATTAGGCATCAAGGTTAAAACCTGACGACGATTCTTACGAGCAGGGTCAAAATTCCAAGCTATGTGAATCCAGCTATGCTCCCAAATAAGCTGATCCCAATCTAAGAAATCAGGATATTTTATAAGCTCACGAGCAATTTTAAGTGGATTGCCATACTTAGGAGATATAAAATCTACAGCCTCTGCACGCGGATGTGCGCTAGTATCTTTAGATCCAATAGCTCGATTAAGCGCGATACAACGATACCAAGAATTAATGTGAATTGGCTGCTTTAAGATTGTGCGAACAAGTTCCATATGCACAGCTGTATTTTTAGCCGCAGGCAATAAAGCTGGAGGCAGTGAATTATCAATACGTCTGCGTTCAGCTTCTTGAGAGATAGTAACCTCTGCAAGCGAAAAATTCGTAGAAATATTAGTCATGGCTTTACCAAATTTGGAGACATAAAAAGAGATGTTTCTGAAATTGCAATACCTACAATCTGCGAATCGGCTCCGCCCGGATCTACATTCGTATAAACTCCAGGAGTAATTCCTGTGTAATACAGAGCGCCTACAGTAAGACCAGAAAGAAATACATTATTTCCTCGCATAGATACTCGTCCAGTTTTACCTGCAAGAATATCTGTAGTCTGAGAAACAAATGCATATGTAGGACGATTTACTGACATATCCGCAAGATACGCAATAAGATCAGTTCCACTTCCTGTGATATATACAGGTGCGCCAACAGGCAAATTTTCTTGTGCAATTACAACTACTGAATCTGTAGCGCCAGCGCCTGCAGCTGGATCTAAGCTGAACATCAAAGAAGAGATTGCACTATAAATCTTATTAAATTCTTGTTCAAGCTCCGGACTGAGATTACGCGGCAGCTGAGTAATAAGATTTTGAATATTTGAGGCTTTATCTATTCCCATTTTGCGTCACCTTGAGCACAATAGTATTGAGAGAAAATCCACCTTTAAGAAGAATTGAATGGTTGATAGCGGTTCTGCGGAAATTAAATACTCGCAATTGACCTGAGGATAAAAATTCAAATCCAGGAGCTTGTTGCCAATTTTTGCCATCAACTGCATACAGATCTGTGCAACTAAACACAGGTGAAGCTTCTACATTTTCAAGCTCAACTTGCTGCAATTGCATTAAACGATTACGAGTAAATTGAAATTTACCCAATATCAAAGCCGCATTATTTCCTGCAGTATTGAGGTTAAAATCAACATTCAATACAGTGCCGTCGGGTTTAATAAATCCAATACAATCGCGAGCACGATTATTAATTGCTACGTCATACGTCCATTCTACTGTTCCTGTATGACTAATTTTTAACTTACCCCAACGACCTAGAGCAAGATCATAAATGAGGGCATACTGATAAGTAGTTGTGGGTCCGTAAGAAAGAACAAGATAGCGAGAAGAAATAACATTAAGCTTGATCTCAAACGCAGTGTTCAGTGCCTGTGTAGTAAGAACATTGGTAATATTATTAAAATCCTCGTAACGTCCAGATGAGATAAAATCAGTTACGTCCGAAAAAATACTTTCAGCTCGCCGCAATGAAATTCGCTGCAATCCGTGCGTTGTATATACATAATGACTGTCATCATTTGCACCAATGCCAATGAGATCAATATCAGTTACACCGCCAGCAGAGTAAATTTCACTGAACGCAAATGGATACCGAGGATTACCTGAGTATGAAGCAGCAACAATATTACGATCAGTGTAAATAATAAATCCACGCTCAACAGCTGCAATAAATGTAATGACGCCTCGCAGCTGTTGTGGGATTTCTGATCCAGCGCCTGTTGCAAGTGACGGCACAAAATCAGTAGGATCTAAAACACTGGAATGATACACAGTGTTAAAATTATCCCACACAATAAGATAGCCAGACGCAGCACAAATACCTTCTGCTGCCGTAGGAAACAATCCGGTTAGTGTAACTGCACTAAGTATTCCGCTATCTCTTGAAAATTTAAATACTTCGCCTTGACCAAAACAAATATAAGTTACTCCTGTAACAGTAGCTACTGTTACAAGCCTAGGCCCAGGAGTTAAAGTAGCTAACACTGACCAGACATTTAGAGTAGGGCCAATAATTCCTGCATCCCACAGATATACATTTCCAGTGGCTTCGTCATACGCAATATAATTATTATTTCCTGCCCCAGAAAATACATCTGGCAATATATAAATATTACGAAAGAACGAAGCTGCTGCAAGTGCCACTGTTTTAGCGCTATAACCAATACTCTGATATCCTTGCGCAGTAGGCACTACATTTTGCATGTAATATGCTTGAGGAATACCCCGATCTTTATCCGGGTCATTTTGTGATGCAATTTGCGGAGTGTAAGTATTATCATATTGCGGCACAATAACAGTTCGCCCCATACTCTCAGCAAGCATAGGAAACGTTGCATTGGCAAGATTGCCGCGATAAGTATAATCTGGCATGAGTTACTCCAATTAAATTATTGTAGGAATTTTTATTCCTGCTTGATTCATTGCCATGCGTAGCAATGCTAGTTCTTGTTTACAATCTCGGTGCTCTTCTGCAATTTTATTCAAAGCTACAGAGTGCGCATCTTTTAGTTCTTCCATACGTGCGTGTAAACCTTCACGTATTTGAGTCATTTCACTTGAAAATCTGGCCGTAGTGCTGATTGCAAAATCAGAGAAGTTTTTATGCACTTCTCCGAGTTGGAGTTGCAACGCTACATTACGTTGCTCAGAAGCGAATAACTGATCTTGAAGTGCTTTTTCTCTTAACTGCCCTGCTGCAACTTGAGCTACAACTCGTTCGTCAAGAGTTCCTTCTACTTCGTCTCGTTTAGCTTCTGCATTAAATTTCCCTCGAACATATAGCAGAGTAGCAATAACCAGAGCACCAGCTGCGCCATATTCTAAAACATTTGGATATTCAGACATCAGACATTCTCCGGAAGATAAAACCAATTATCTTTAAGCCAAGCATAAATCTGCTCTCGCAAATTGCCGCCTGAGATATCGTATGGAATTTTCTCTTCTGGAGTGATGTCAAGAAGTTCAGTAGCTTCTCTATTTTCTTTTAATTCCAGTTGAAAATAAATAAAAGAAGCATCTGTGCGCTCTCCGTTACGCACTCGAATATACGGACGCAATATATTTTGTCCTGAGCTTGTTGTGTATCCCATTAAAACCAACGCCATAAATATCTCCTTAAGTTGACGGATACACTTTAAACACGCAAGTAGAACTTGCAAGATCTTGAGTGCCGTTTGGATTTGCGGAAGGATTTTCCGCATAATAACTAACGGTATCTGCAGCCGATACATAAGCACGCAAATTCAATCCGTTAGAAGATACTCCAAAATCAGCCTCTACGCGCTGTCCAACTACAGCTCCAGTTACTGCTAAAGTTTTTATGGTATCGCTAGTTCCTACTGCAAGTGACGGAGGATTATAGGTTGCAGTAGCACGAATAAATTCACCGGCCAGTGGAACCCAAACTGCATCTGTTCTACTATTTACAGTTCCGATATAGCGATTGATCTGATTAGCAACTGGAGGACGAACTTCCCAAATATCTCCAGAAAACCCACCTTTATTTGTAGCTAAGGCCGGAGTATTTGCACTTACAATAAGTCTTGCACCTCCAGTCACATACGCAGTTGTGGCAAATCCGAATCCGACAGCGACAGGAGCAAATAAATTATCTTCTTCGCGGACAGGTGTGCGATCAAATCCAACATAAGAAACACCAAAAGGAGCGCCATTGATGCTTAAAGAGTAAGGAAACACACAGCCTTTTAAGCGAGTAAATCCTCCACGGTTCTCAAGCGTGCTTTGTGTAAGACTATCAGCAGACCAAGCATAGCCAATCGGACAGTTAAAAATAGGAGCAACAGAAATTACGTGCAAACCTCCAGAATGAGCAACTCCTGTTTGCAGTCCACGCTCATAGAGCATATTTGTCATTTGCACGCAAATACGATCTTTTACTCGAATTGTATTCGGAGTCGTAGATCCAATAAAACGAATGCCAACAAATTGTTGATTACGGCAATTGCTCAAACCCAAGAGGGTAACATTATCTAAAAATGCGCGGCGCTGATATTCAGAAAATCCGCCAGAGCTTGCTTGAAATGCTAGGCAAGAGTCTCTACGAGAGTCGGTATTTACAAATACAACATTACCAATTTCATCGCTACGAGTAATTTTTACGTTACTCATACTGAGATACTGCGGCATCAATCCCGCAAAGTGCAAAGATCTGTCAGTGCCTTCAAACTCAAGATTGCTGATATTGACAACAGAACTTCCGCGATCAGCGAAACTCATGCGACGATATTTCCATTTGCCATTCGAAAAGCTGTATGTGCTTTCCGGCTGCAGCTGATTATCAGAAGCATCAGTATCACAGATAAAATCACTCAGAGTAAACGTGTTACGTTCATCTCCAGTAATAACTGTCATGATTGCGCCCGTGCCAGCGCCTCCAATCAAAGACACAGTAGCATCTACAATTGTCTCGTAGTCTCCGCCTTCAAGTAATTGCAGTCCGATAATTTCTCCTGAACCGCCAACCTGAAGAACTAAAAACTGCGCAGGATTGACACACGTAGTAGTTACGACAGGCTGTAAGATATCTCCAACAACATAACCTGTGCCAGCAGCGCCTCCGCCAGTCGTAATAGATCCAGCACGACTAAAACGACGCGGATTTAATAGAACGCCGCTTCCTTGTGAAACTTCTACGTGAATTGAATTTCCTTCTCCAAGGCAACGAACATTAGTTCCAGTGAAGTCTCCGCTACCTGTGACAGTAAGACCTCCACGGAAACAATTTTCTGTGATAAGTCCGTCAGTAGTCATATCAATGCAACCGCCAAAAGTCATACCATCACCTTGGCAATTACGAAGAATACTATTTTGAAAGTGCATTTTGACTTTATAGCTTAAGCCATTATGCCGGAAATAAAATCCAGTGTTATGTTCTGTTCTGGCTGTCCCTCCAATTTTATTAAAAGTTCCGTCCCAAATTGGATAGATTTGAACTGTAGATCCGCCGCCGCCTAATACAGTAAATACAGCAGTCTGCCTATCTGCAAACAGTGTGCCGGTAGTGGAGCTGCCAATGCCCACATTCATCAATTTATAGCTACTGATTGTAAATGTAGCTCCAGCAGGTGCAGGAGTTCTAGATACAGCTACTCGCGTATCGTAACTAACTACTGCCGCTTGAGCAATAGCTCCAGTAGGAAGTGTAGTATAAACTCCAGGCTCTGAAATCTCAAACGCAGTAATACCACCGCCACCATCTACGGCAGTTACTCGGAATCGCACAGGATTAAGATTGTCAAGAATTACACCGCCGCCAGCATTACCTACAAA